TTTGAAAAACAACTACAAGGAGAATAGTAATGATTGGTAAAATAATCGGATTCATAACAAATCTATTTTTTGGTGGAAAGAAAAAAGAAGAAGTCAAAAAATTAGATAAGGCAATCAAAGTAAAAAACGAAGAAGTAACTAAACTTGAAGAACAAGTAGTGAAACTTGAGAAGAAGAAAAAAGTAAACAAAAAAGAAGTTGCTAATCTTAAGAGAAAAGTAACCAATACTAAAAAACAAATTTTAAAGGCCGAAGAAGCAGTCAAAACAGATGATGTTGATGAGGCAGTAAAATTTTTGAAGAAATTTAGTAAGTAATATATATTTATATATACATGAAATATTTTATTTACATATTATTTTTTGGTTTATTGTTTGGGCAAGATACAAAAACTTACACCTTTTCAGAGGAAGAAGTTCTTGGGTTCACTAATAAAATCAAAGAGTTAGAATTAAAAGATAGTTTGAATGTATCTTTAGTAATAGATTTGGAAAAACAAATCTCATTATTAGAGGAAAATTCAAAATCTGATTCTCTGATTATTGATTTCAGAACACAACAACTTCAGTTACAAAAAGAAACAATTAATCTCTATAAAGAAAAAGTGAAAGTAGTGAAACCTAAGTGGCACGAAAACAAATGGTTATGGTTTGTTTATGGTGTTGGTGCTACAGCGATTTCTGTTAAACTTGCAGGTGAACTAAACTAATGGCAGAACAACTTAAAGATGTAATCAAACAAGAGTATATCAAGTCTGCAAAAGACCCAGCATATTTTTTAAGAAAGTATTGTGTAATACAACATCCAATCAAAGGTAAAGTTCCATTTGATTTGTATGACTTTCAAGAAAAAACAATTGATGAGTTTGAAGGACATCGTATGAATATCATACTGAAGGCTCGTCAGTTGGGTATATCCACTTTGACTGCAGGATATGCATTATGGATGATGACATTCTTCCAAGATAAAAATATATTGGTCATTGCAACAAAACAAGATACTGCAAAAAACTTGGTTACGAAAGTTCGTGTTATGCATGCAAACTTACCAAGTTGGTTAAAACAAAGGTGTGTTGAGGATAATAAATTATCATTACGATATGTTAATGGTTCACAAATCAAGGCAGTATCTTCAGGTCCAGAAGCTGCTCGTTCTGAAGCTCTATCATTATTGATATTAGATGAGGCAGCATTTATTGATAAGATTGATGATATATGGACTGCATCTCAGGCTACCTTAACTACTGGTGGTCAATGTATTGCATTATCAACACCAAACGGAGTTGGTAATTGGTTTCATAAGACCTGGGTAGATGCTGAAGAAGGACGTGGTATGTTTAATCCGATTAAATTACATTGGACGGTACATCCTGATAGAGATGACGATTGGAGACAAGAACAAAATGTTTTATTAGGAGCGAGTGGTGCAGCACAAGAGTGTGATTGTGATTTCTTAACTTCTGGTACTGGTGTAATTGATGCTGTATTATTAGAGAATTTAAGAAAGAAAGAATGTAAAGAACCAATAGAAAAAAGAGGGATTGATAGTAATTGTTGGATTTGGGAACCACCAAACTATACAAAAAAATATGTAGTATGTGCAGATGTTGGTCGTGGTGATAGTGCAGATTATAGTGCATTCCATGTGATTGATATAGAGAAAGTAGAACAAGTTGCAGAATATAAAGGAAGAGTACCTACAAAAGATTTTGGTAATATGTTGGTGAATATTTCAACAGAATATAACGATGCCTTACTAATTATAGAAAACAACAATATTGGTTGGGCAACAATACAACAAGTAATAGATAGAGAATATCCTAATCTATTTTATACAAGTAAAGATTTAAGATATGTTGATGTTCAACATCAGTTGAGTAACAAATATAGAACAACTGAAAGAAATATGGTGGCTGGTTTCAGTACAACAATGAAAACCAGACCATTAATTATTGCAAAACTTGAAGAGTATTTTAGAGATGAATCAGTTGTGGTTCATTCTAATAGACTGATAGATGAGTTATTGACATTTGTATATGTTAATAACAGAGCCGAAGCAATGACAGGATACAATGATGATTTGGTTATGTCATTTGCAATCGGATTATGGGTTCGTGATACTGCATTAAGATTACAAACCGAAGGTATTGAGTTAACAAAAAAAACCTTAACCGCAATGAACCAAGAAGGAGTCTACATACCATCTGATAATAATAATGGTGAGTGGGATTGGGACATAGGTAAGGATAAGAAAAAAGAGTCATTGGAATGGCTCTTATAAGTGAGGTAAAAAATGGCAGATACAACATTATTTGGAAGACTGAGACGATTATTTAGTACAAATGTAATCGTAAGAAATGTCGGTGGTCGTAAATTAAAAATCGCTGATACAGACCAAATACAAACACAAGTAAAATCACATTTAGTTGATAGGTATTCAAAACTACATTCCAACTTAGATTTAGTTGGAACAGGTTATTCAACCGTTCATCAAGTGATGGCTGCAAGATTAGCATTATTCAAAGATTATGAGTCAATGGATAGTGATAGTATTATATCAAGTGCGTTAGACATATATTCAGATGAGTCTACAATGAAATCAGAATATGGTGAAGTACTAAAGATACAATCTGATAACGAGAACATTAAAGAAATTCTACATAATTTATTTTATGACATTATGAATATTGAATTTACTTTATGGCCTTGGGTTCGTAATATGTGTAAGTATGGTGACTTTTATCTCTACTTAGATGTTAGTGATAAATATGGTATTACAAATGTGATTCCTTTATCACCTTATGAAGTGGTAAGAGCAGAGGGAGAAGACCCAGAGAATCCCTATTATACTAAGTTTTATTTAGAAAGTATTGAGGGTGCACATCCTTATCTTGGACAAACATCACAAGGTCAAGGTAAAACTATTGAGTTTGAAAACTTCCAAATTGCACACTTCAGATTAACTAATGATAGTAACTTCCTACCTTATGGTAAAAGTATGATGGAGGCAGCTCGTAAAACTTGGAAACAATTAACTCTTATGGAAGATGCGATGTTAATCCATAGAATCATGAGAGCACCATCAAAAAGAATTTATAAGATTGATATTGGTAATATACCACCAAATGAAGTTGACAATTATATGCAAAGAATTATCAACAAGATGAAGAAAACACCTTTTCTTGATGAGAACACAGGTGAATACAATCTTAAATACAATATACAAAACCTAACAGAAGACTTTTTCTTACCAGTTCGTGGTGGAGATAGTGGAACTGAAATCAATGAGTTGGGTGGATTAGATTATGATTCAACTGATGATATTGAATATTTGAAAAACAAAATGTTGGCGGCACTAAGAGTACCGAAAGCATTTTTAGGGTTTGATGAAAATGTCGGTGGTAAGGCAACACTCGCAGCAGAAGATGTTAGATTTGCTCGTACCATTGAAAGAATACAAAGAATTATTATATCAGAGTTAACAAAAATTGCAGTAGTACATTTGTACTCACAAGGATACACAGATGAAGAGTTGGTCAACTTTGACTTGGAATTAACCAATCCATCAACCATGTATGACCAAGAAAAAGTAGAATTGTGGAGTTCAAAAGTATCATTAGCTCGTGATATGGTAAGTGATAAAATCTTACCTACAGAGTGGGTATATGATAACATCTTTAACTTCTCAAATGAAGAAAAAGATATAGTCAGAAAACAAATTATTGAAGACCAAAAAGACAAGTTCAGACATGAACAAATTGAACAAGAAGGTAATGACCCTAAACAAAGTGGAGAATCGGTAGGTACACCAAGTGATATGCAATCACAAGGTGGATTTGATGAAGATAGTTCATCTGGTTCTGTATTTAAAGATGAGGGTGGTTCACCTGAAGGTGGTTTTGAGGGTGCAGGAAGACCTAAAGAGGCGAACAAATATGGTAAAGAGAGTGGTGTACGAGGTCGTAATCCATTAGGAAGAGAGGACTTAAAACCAAGAAATAAAAGTAAGTTCCAATCACCATTGGCGTTAGCACATTACGATGCATTAAAAAAATCAATGGGAAGTAAGGCGAAAGAAATAATCTCAGAAGATAAAAAAATTGATGAGTTAAATGAAGAATATAATGACTATAAACAAAAAAAATAGTGTAGATTAAATACACATTTCTTGAAAGTTTTATATTTATTAAAGTATAGTATAAGGATATTGGAGCAAATATGTCTATTTCAAATGTTAAACATAATAAAATAAAGAATACGGCTATTCTATATGAATTACTGAGTCGTCAAATCACGGTAGATGTGTTGAATGACACAAAGAATTCACCAGCTGTAAAAATATTTAAAGAATTTTTTAATAAAAACACAGAATTGGGTAAAGAGTATGAACTTTATCGTATTTTAACTGAAAAAAAATACACACAAGAGTCTCATGCAGTAAAATTACTTGAAGCTGTTGTTACAAGTCGTCAAAGATTGTCAAATCGTAGACTAAATAACGAAAAATACAATTTAATCAAGACAATTAAAGAAAACTATAGTGTAAAAGACTTCTTCAATACAAGATTACCAAACTTTAAAGTATTTGCTTCAATATATAAAGTGTTTGGTATATCTGAGAATCCAAATCCTATTGAAACTACAGATAGTACAATTACATTGATAGAACACATCACATCTAAACCTAAATCTAAAAAAGATAAATCCAAAATCATGGAAAATTTATCAGAACAAGATAAAGACCTAAGATTATTAACTTATCAGTTGTTAGTTGATAAATTTAATGAAAAATATAAATCTTTAAATGAAAGTCAGAAAGACTTATTAAAGGAGTATATTAATAATTTATCAAATACTAATTCTTTAAATGAATTTGTTAATAGTGAGATTGTTAAGATTAAAACTATACTTAAAAAATATGTAGTTAAAGTGGATGATGATATTACTCGTATTAAGTTAGAAGAGGCCATCAATCATATTGACACATTGGTTCCATCAAAAGTAGTTAAAGATAAAAATATAATTTCTCTAATGAGATATTATGAGTTAATTAAGGAATTAAAAGATGTCACTAACCGAAAAACAACTTAAAGAACTTCTCAAAAAGATAATCCGTAAAGAACTTCAAGAAAGAGATATTGAGGAAGCTTCTGTAGCTGCAAATGTACCAGGATACATGACACCAAGAGCCTTTAGTGGTACAGGTAAGATGGATAGAAGAGATTCTGTTGCAAGTGGTAGTGGATTCACTAAAGTAAATGAAGACAAAGACATAGGTCATCAAGATGATGAACCAAATATGTTAAGGTCAACTACTTTAGAGTTAATGGAATATAGTAAAAAACTTCATGATGCATTAAAAAAATATGATGATTCATCTGAAGAAGTAGACTTTCCTAATTGGTGGCAATCAAAACTAATCATATCAAAAGAATATTTACAAAAAGCATATCATTATTTAGATTCAGAAGAAAAGTTAAGTAATGAAGTTCAAACTGAACAGATTAATGAAGTGATGTTTGCAGTTAAAGTTGAGAAAGATGGTCAAACTATACAGACTATTGTTAATGCATCATCTAAATCACAGGCAAAAGCTAGAATCGCAAAAATACTTAAAGGTGGGTTAAAGGCAGTTAAGGATGTTCAAAGAGTTCAACCAACTCTTGGTAAACAAATTGATAAAAAGATTGAAGGATTTAAAAGTGATGCACAGAGAAGAGCTGCATTCGCAAGTGGATATAAGGCAAAAGGTAAAAAGAAAAAGAAAGAGGGTGTAAATGAGGGTCGTTATCATCAATGGAGAAATGATGAAACCCTAACACCAAAACAAAAGATTGGTCGTTCAATGAGAGAAGTTAAAAATGCATTGAACTCATTATCCAAACAAATAGATTTTAATGTTCGTTTAAAGAATGAACTAAATGTAGATTCAAGTTCTTATTGGAAAACAACTCATAAGGCATTGAACTCAATATCAGAAAGATTAGTCAAGTTGGCTAATAAAGTTGGAAAATTACAATGATTAAATTATCAAATATATTGTTAGAAAAAGAAGACGATGG